TCTGCCCCCGTTGGTCCTGTTTCGCCCTGTGGACCCGCTGGGCCTTGCGCTCCGTCGTTACCGTCCGCCCCTGTCGGGCCTGTCTCACCATCAGCACCAGTAGCACCATCATCGCCTTTTGGTCCAGCCGCCCCGCTTAAGTTGATGTCCCAAGAGCTGTATGATCCGCTCCCAGTAATCGTAGTAACATTGATTGTTAAAGTCGTTCCTGAATAAGAGGTAACATCCCCCTCCATTCTGTTGCTTGAGTTGTGGGCGGCTATAGCATTTTGTCCTATACTGTAAGACAGGCCAGCGTCCACATCCGTAAACGATACGCTGCCTGTCGCTATACTTTTAGACTGCGAAGAAGAGGTTTTATATTTATCGCCATCTCCTGTAACTCCTTGCTCGCCCTGAGGGCCTGTAGGTCCAGCGTCTCCATCTGCTCCGGTTGGGCCAGTTAGGCCAGTAAGTCCCGTGGGGCCAATACCCCCTAAAATTCCATCCGCTCCGGTTGGGCCAGTATGTCCAGTGGGTCCAATCGGTCCCTGTACATTACTATCTGCTCCGGTTGGGCCATCAGGCCCAGTGGGTCCTTGTGGACCGATGCCACCTTGAATTCCTGTCGGTCCTACTGGGCCTTGATCTCCTGTAAGATCAGCCTTATAATTCCAGCTGCCATTCTCTAATCGATAAACTTGTCCATCGCTAGTATCTAAATAAAGATCGCCATCCACTGCTCCCGTTGTGTTAGAAGCTGAAGGGTCACCGCTTGCGGTTATCCATGAATTTCCACCAGTAGGTCCCGGCACAGTACTAGTTGCTCCAGCAGGTCCGGTTGGGCCAGTTAGGCCAGTGGGTCCATCCGAACCAACATACCCATCATCGCCTTTTGGTCCAGTAGGTCCAGTGGGTCCACCTCCAGAACTGACTTTGATCACCCCTCCGTCACTTACCAAGAAGTTTGTGTTATTAGAAACAGAATCAATTGTATCTAATTTTAAATCACCTGCGACATGCAATTTTGCCCCTATCGTATTCGATCCCGTGCCTACGCCAACTTTTCCATCAACCAATGTCATCACATCGGTATTTGTGTTCGCCACTTTTTGTCTTAGTCTAATTTCTCCATCATTCGCATCGTGCCTATAAAAGTTAATTCCCGCAAAAAACGTTCCAGTACCAACCGCAGCTTGGATTGAAGCAATCTTGTCTCCGTCAGAACTTGCAGCGCTATCGGTTAATCTAAGCACTGCGCCACCCGATTTATTAACGTGTAGAATATCGTCAGCCGTACTTGACCCCGTACCTATGCCAACATTTCCATTTGGGTGAAGAGACAGCACTTCAGTAGTCGGGCTATCATCACTTATAAACCTCAGTCTATCATTAGCAATAATGGTAAATTCGCCTTGACTGTTTTTTAATTTTAAGCCAGCGTTACCAGCGCCAGTATTTTCGGCAAAGAAATAAGTATTGTTAGTGTTTGCGCTATTATACAGCTTTACCGTGTCGTGGTTAACGTCAAGACGGCCATTAGTACTAACGCTTCCATCGTCTAGTATAGTTAAAGCGCCACTTGTACTTCTTGTGTTGAATACTAAATTGGGATATCCGTCAGTGGTGGTATAATCTACTTTTATAGAAGCCATTATCGTCTCAGCGGAAACGCCTTGGGTAAACGCAATGCCACCATAATTGATTCCGTTAGCAGCGCCTTCGTTGTTGATAGCTAACTGAAAATTTTGACCTTGATTGATCCTAGAAACGGCGAGTTGAAATTCAGGAGTAGACGTAGCCTCTATACCCACTGCGACATTACTTATCCCTCCCGCATCGTTTCTAGCGAGTGTCAAATTAGCAACGTTTCTAATTTTTATAGACATCTTTTAAAAATTGTGTGGATAAGTATCAATCAAATAATCTCCATCATCATTAGTAAGAGGTATCAAACTATCATTAACCAAGAAGTCAACAACAAACAATCCTTTACCTTCTGCCGAGACTACGCTTCTACCATAATCATAATCATTAGACATTGAAAAATTAATAGTTGATGTTTTATTATTATCAATATCTGCACCATAGTTTACACTCTCAAATCTAGCGCCCATCATCCTAAACTTCATCCCCTCTCTGGAGAGGTTGTCGGTAAATGTGACGTAAACATCGTACTCCTCGTCAGTTCTTAAGTTATCCAAGAAGTCACCCTTAGCATCTTCGCCCAAAGAAGTTGATACAGGAAACTCTCCATCCTGAGAAGAAAGAGCAACCGAGAATGTAGACTTAACGGGTAGTAGCACCGCTCTATCGATGTAATACTTATAACCAACTGCCGCTATATTATCTCTAGGCATAGGAACATTCAAAGTAAATGACTGCATCAAATCTGTATGAAATCTTAGCGGCGGATTCTCAGCGTCTTTGTATACCTTAAGGTCGTCCACCCAGAAAGTCTTGTTGGGCTGTGTGGTGTGAATATATAAATATTTTTTAACCGAGTCTAACTTAACTCTCTTTTTAATTTTCACCCAGCCGTCTTGAAATTTTATATTCTGAAAAGTTGACAAATTAGATGTAACAACAGGATTGGCTGAGATATCTGAAGTGACTGAAAACTGGACATTAAAGGCGGAGCTAGAGTCTGTTTTAATGTAGACTTCTAAAGTATAATATTTATCGACCTGCATTAGATCGTGAGGCATATCAACTCTAACGCCTCCACCAGTATTGCCTCCGACTACCTTCAAGGATTTATTACCCGCGTAGGACACGGTTCCGTCATTGGTTTGTGTTCCTTTGTAGTCTGTAAGCGTTGAGCTATCTTCGAAGTCTTTATTTAAAAGCGTATCCGTAGTTGCTGGGCGAGAGATTATTTCTACGGTGGCATCACTAGGCTTGAAGGTATAATTCGGATCGATGTTTGGGTTAACTCTTTCGTAGTTGCCCGGAACCATGAACTTAACGTCTTTGTTGGTTCCCGCGTGTTTTTTGTTATATGTAGTAGCGGTCTTAGCGTCCAACCAAGAAACGTATTGTCCAGATGCGGTATTTAAATATATAGCGTTATCACAAGTCCAAGATGTGTCTGCTTTTGGTAAGTCGCCTAGGGTTATATCTAAAGTATAATTGGTAGCGTAAGCGTTCTGAAAAACCACCATACCCATTTTATCTGTATTAGAGTGACCTATATCTCCATAACTACCAGCGTTTATGAGGTCTTGAATTTCCGAAGGGCTTCTTTTGGGCTCTCTAATGTCTGAATCGTTCTGATTGACTGCAAGGTATATATTTTGCTGTCTAGCGCCAGAGAATAAAAAATCTCTAGTAAACTCTTTGTTTGAAGAATTATTATCGCCTATGCTTAAAACGTTAAAGCCCATCTTATGCTCATTGTTTAAGCCTTCTAGCGTATGGGTTATATTTACGTTGATATCGGGAGGTTGAGTGACTACATTATCATCGAAGCTAGACCTGCCTAAGATACCAATATCTTGCCTAACTGTATTGAAGTCATAAGAAACATTTTGAACCCTGTGGATTCTTTTGATGATTTCGATTTCTGTTCCGTTCTCGTCCTGAACGTATGGTGAATTTAATTCGCCGCTAATTAAACCAAAGTACAGGTCTTGTACGTTGTACAGTACCCTGTTCTTCTTTTGTGTTTCGTCTGCCATACATAACCTATCCTATTTTTTACTGGCGTACAAGATGCTTGCCAGATAATCATCTATTTGGTGTTCTGCGGCGATCTCATGAATTTCTTTTATTCTATCGGGGTTATGGTCAATTGGTTTTTTGATATACTTTTCAATATTGTCATTCCAATCTTCTACTTCCTCATTAGCTATAATCAAGCAAGCAATATCTTCAGCGACCTGCTTTTGCTGCTTACTTAACCTTTTAATTTCATGCGTTTTCCTTAATCCTGCCTCAACTGATTTAAACAGTTTGTTTGCCGCCGCCATATTTTCAGTAACCATGCTAAGGTTAAAGCTAGCGTATCTAGATTGCTCTCCATCACCAATCGGAGATTTATTGCTTTGATCCTGAGGGGAGCCCTCTGGTCTACCAGCTTCTTTACCAGGCCCCTTAGCGCCTCCCGGCAAATTAGGAGCATTCTTAGCTTGCTTCTCTTGGGTTTTAATATTCATTTCTTGAATCTCGCGTTGAGAATCAATTTGTTTATCAGCCAGCTCTTTCTGAGTGTTGGGTCCTCCGAGTATCGGTTCGTAAAGACCTTCTTCTTTATGTTCTTTAAACTCTTTCTGGGAGTTAAGCGAATCTTCTTTTCTGGGCAACCTCCCTGTTTCGATGGCTTCAATGCCTTCCTCAGCGGTCAGCACGCCGATCTCAACAAGTCTATTGTAAACTCTAAGCATGTTAGTATTGTCTTTCAAAGAGATTCTGTCAAAGTAAGGAGTCGGGTAGCTCTTAAAACCTAGCTCTTGAGCTACTCTTTTCATTTCTGGAATTAAAAAATCATTAAGAAAAGCTTGGTGACCTTGAGCTAGTCTAGCGACGAATAATTCAACCTTTGCGTTTTGATTTGCAAATGTACTCTCACCAACTAGGATGTTATTTAGACCGATCTGGATGTCTCTTTCGACGACCTCATATTTTTTGGGGTCTAATAGAGAACCAATATTAGGAACAACAAATTCGGCTTTAGTTGTATAATCAGCGATCAACACTCTTCCGACAGATTCGTTTTGAAAAAGCGTCTGCATAGCGGCAAGGTTCTTTTGGTTAACTCCGCCCTTATCTGGCTCTGTGCCCATAGTAATGAGCAGGATAGCTTGCTGCATGGTTCTGGCGATTGCCATGTCCATTTTCTTGAGTTCGGCTTTCCAGTTGATATCCTCCAACACAGGAAAACCCATTGGTACAGCGAATGGCTCATAGTCCTGCTTCTTATAAAAAACAGCGTGGACCTTGGTTTTGTCTAACTCCAATAAAACCGTTGAGCTTTTCTTTTCGCTAATAAGTTCTCTAGCTTTTTCGTCCAAGCTTCTAAAAATTTCTTTGTCTTCTTCTGTTTTTGGGTCTTTGATCCTTGCCAACTCATAGTCAGACAAAACTTTGTAATAAGTTCCTGAATGAAATGCTGCGGACCCCCCAAGCTGAATATCCGCTGGATTAAGAACTATGTACCTAGCGGGTAGATTAACGTTTTTCGACCCTTTGGCTCCGTATACTTGAGTAATCTTTAAAGCGTCACTTGTTGCGAGTTTGGCGTCAAATCTATACGTGAAGACATTGCCTGATCTGTAATACTCCCTAAAGAATCTATCTTGTAAAGACCATATATTTATTTTTTTAAAGAAAGACTCAAAAAAAGCTCTTGATTTTTTGTTGCCGCCTCTAAAGTATATATCCCCAACGGAAAACTCTGTCATCAGGTCGATAACATTTCTAAACGAAGAAAAGTTGTAATAAGCCTTTTGACAGAGAATAACCGTATCTCTAACGTCAATATTAGATTTGTTATTTACCCCGCTGGTAGCGTACTTATACGGGATGAGGCCGTCCTCGATATTTTTAAATCTATCGCTTCTGGTGATCGTAGATGCAACGTTTCTTCTTGATCTAGTCGCTGACGTTGTAGATGTAGATGCTGCGGCTATAGATTCTCCAGCCATCAATGGGGTAGAGTCTTCCGCCTTTTTTCTTCTAGTCCTTTTACCTTCCATGCTAAATCCACTTTATTTTACACGTTTTCAGATCATTTGAGGAACAAATGTTGCTTCTTCCTCATTTGGAATTTCAATCATATCATAATAACACTTTACAGCCCAATTACCCAACATTAGTGTGGTATAGTTATCTTTTCGCGCCCTGTTCTGAGAAGTGTCTCGTTTTAGGTGCTGGGGCAGGTCAAATGTCTGAACCCCTTTTGCGGTACTTTTAACCTCTACTAGTGTGCATTGCTTTTTAGTCTGATATATAAGGTTATCCTGATTTTCAATTAAGTCAAGTACAGTTTCACCATTTTTGAATCTTAATTTAATTTTTTGATTTGTGGCTCTAGTGAAGGCGTCTGGGGCTGGAGATATTCTAGAAGCAAACCACAATTTCTTATGATCTATACAGGCCTGTAAATACTCGTTGGCATTTCTAATAAAATTAGTAGTAAATACTTGTTTAAAACATTTAACTCCGTCTTGTTTGTTGTATGCCCTCCTAGCCTTCCTCAACATCTTCTCGTAATCTACGCCTTCTTTATCGGAATCGAAGTCGAAGAATTTCATCCGCTTCTTGGTGAACGCCTCGTTCTCATTACAGGCGTCGATAAATTGGAAACCAGCATTATCAATTATAATCATCTCTAAATCAAACGCGTCGGTTACATAATCCATGTAGGCAATATGGTCTTTGAGGTCTGCACCCGGCACAGCGTAGTTATGAACCAAGGTTGAGTTGTATGGATTTTCTTCATCTAATTCCATAACGGCCATAGCAAAGAAGTCAGAACTCGGGCTATTGGAAAATGATGGGTCAATACCTAATATGTATTTTTTATCTTCTTCTCCACGTATTTTAAGACTTGGAAACTCTCCATCGGGAACCGTACATTGATGCATCTTCTTCGCGCTAAAGTAAGAATCGCTGCCATCAGTAAACTGAGCGCAATACTCACGTTGAAAACTAGAATGACTTTGCCCACCGCTTTGAGCCTCTTCGATGATAGTTGGATCGATCATTTCCGTGGGTAAAGCTTCGTAACCCATTTGAGAAATAAAGTAGGTGGCATCACTATCGTCTTTGCTGTAAATTTTCTCCATCCACTCTTTGTATTGACGGTAAAGATTTTCAAACGTATAACTAGCCGAAGAAAGGGCGATCATTTTAGAAGTATTTTCGAAAACGAATCTATCCTCTTCTTTCATGTGTCCTTCTTCTATCAGCTTGTCTTCCATCTCTCTTATCTGCAAACGTTCTTTCATGTTCTGTGGTGCGACCAAAAATGGCATCAACACAGTAGAAATAATATCTTCCGGAAGCAGGAGGTACTCGTCAAGCACTAGCACGTTGGCGCGGAAACCACGAATCTTTTCGCCGTTAAGTGGGATGGCTGTGATTGACCCTCCATTGATTAGCCATTCGAACTGATCGTTGCGTTTAGCTTTAGCTCCAAAGCATTGAGCTAACAACTCAGCTTCCTTAGATTCTACCAACTTCTCTAGGTGGTTAAAAATAAACCGTGCGGTACGAAAGGTTGGGCCAGCAATAAGTATTTTAGTTCCAGGTTCAAACAAACACTGAAGAAAGCAGAAAACTGAAGCGATAAAAGTTTTACCACAACCACGACCCCATACGCACATAGAAAAATTCCTATTAAGCATACCTTTTAAAGTTATCTCTTGGAAGGGGGCTAGTTTAAGGCCAGATATAAGCTCGGTAGTAAAACCTAAATTAGCTCTTAAAAATCTAGCCAAAGATATTTTAGTCTCTTTATCATTCAGCTCTCCTTTTAAAGATAAGAATTCATCATTTAAGTTAGGAAACTTCTGCTGCTTGTATTTGTCTGGACAATACCACATTATAACATCTTTTTATCGTAAGCTAGTTGTAGGTCAATATTTTTATAAACACAGTTGCATGTAAATATTTTTTTAATAGTCTCGGAAGCTTCGGTGCGCCCTTTAACAAATAAAAATTGGAGATGGGGATATGTCTGAATTAGCTTTCTAACATTATGAAATATGTAGTCGGGAGTAACCTTAGTTTTTTTGTATACGTGTGGAAGGTAGTTAAAACCCATACAATTACTAAGGCTCTCCTCGACTAACACAATCAACTGCGCTTCGGCTTCCGCCGCTCTCTCTATCTCTCGCGTAAATCTATCGTAGCCGCCACTAAGAGTACCGATAAAGTCTCCTATTGCTTTTCTTTCTATATAGCAGTTGCAAGTAGCCTCTCTGTTGTTGAGGGCGTAATCACCAAACTTAAGAGTTTTAACTTCAGTCTCAATACCTTTAAATTTAAGCGGTAGTTTTTCTCTAGTGTCGATGTATATCTTGTAATTAGGATCGTCCTCTATATTACCATAGGAAACTTTGGTAGGATTATGAAATCTGTTTTTATAACCTATAGACTCACATAGTTCATAGTAACTGCCAAACAGCTCATTGTAATAATGGACGGGTGGACTCAGTATGGTTCTAAGCTCTACTTGAGTCGGGGCATAAGTCAGCCCTTTCTTTTCTTTGCGGTTAACGAGAAGCTCCTTGCAGTAAGCTTTGGCGTCCTCAGCGGAGGCTTCTTTGAGCCACTTCTTGAGAGTAATGCGAGAATTAAAATCTGAGCTCAAATACTGATCTTTATTTTTAAACTTAATTATAGAGCCATCATGTTTATCATAACGGGCATAATAGGTTTGATAGTATTCAGCAACCCTTAACTTGTGAGCTTTTAAATGAGCGTGAAGTTGTCTATCACTCTCAAACTCCTTTCCACATACAGCGCATTTAACCATTTAATACCTCGTCCTCCCCCATACCCATTATTCTAGCTTTTACCTCATCCATTGACGAAAGCTTTTGTATTTCGTCCTTAACGGCCTTCTTTCTAAGTTCTGCTAGTTTAATTAGTTTTTTCCTAGATTCTTCCTCTTTCCACATCTCTACTAGATTAATAATACTAGCGTTTGCTTTGATTTGATTTTTAAGTTTGTCTGAGCGTTTTTCTTTTAGGTCGCTAAGTAGTTTGTGCTGTCGGCCAACGCACTGGTTATACTCTGTTTGCGCTGCGCTTATTGCATTTACTAGACCCATAGCTACTCGTCTACCTTCGGTATCTTCTGCTGACACATCCAATAGCTGCTGTAGTCTTTCGGAACGAGCTTGAATAGTTGAGCCTATAACCACTTCGGTTGCTAATACTATATACTGATCAACTTCTTCTTGGGTTAAATCGGCTTTATCATATGTATAACGAATAAAACAACTTTCAAATAAAGTTCTATCAGTAGTGGTTGTATATGTCTCCATCTGGTGGACAAATCTATAAGTATTAAGGTATCCCATTAACGCCTCTATACCCCTACGATGTTTGGGGCTGATTTTCTTTTTGTCAATTTTGGGGGATATATATTGGTTAGCCCGGAGAACGGTTTTATCAAATGACTTGGGCGGTAGGTACTCGTTTGTTTCAGGAATGTCGTTTGTATCTTGGGCTACGGTAATAGCTGGGTCTAAAGTCTTTATGTACTCGTTGACAGCTCTAACTTCTGCATGTAGATTGGTTAATGTATTGTCTCCATATAAAGCTTGACCTATATGCACCGAACTCATGAGGGTTACGTTGTTTTCTACAAATTCTTTTTGCACATCCGTAAGCTCTATTACTTTTGGGTGGTAAACATGAGCCCCATCCGCAGATACGCCGTGCTCCGCTAGATAGGCCTTTAACTCTCTAGCCTCTTTGGTTCTACCGTCTACGTCATCCCTGTCTGGGTAAGCTACGGCAATAAGTTCAGCTAGAGAAGGAGGATTTTCTTCCCCTCTTTCCTGCCACAACTGCAA